GGCGCGCGGAATCGTTGCTCGCACCGCCCGAGGTGCGGCCGATCTTCCTGCGCGTCCTGCTCGACTGCATGGCACCGGCGGCGTGAAGCCGTAGCCCACCGACGATCTCCCACTTGCGACTTCAGTTTTAGCCAAGGACATGAGTGAACCACTGTTTCGAGCGCAAACAAATCGTCGTATCGGGCGCAGTTGTAACCACAAGCCAGAAGACCTGAGAGAACCAAAACCACACATGAGCGATTCCATTTTTGGAGTCGTGACAAGTGCCGGAATGCAAACGATGTCGAGAGACTGGAGACGTTGAGGGTTGGGGGAGAAGACGGAACGGCTGGCTGAAGCAACTGTGCCCGGCCTGCGATGCTGCCCGGCTCGCCGAACTGGAACGCCGCAGGAATGAGGCTGCTGCGTGGCGCGCCAATCGCGGCGTGCTCAAGTGCGGGCGGTGCGGCGTCGCCGTTACGGAACGTCCGGATTGGGGCAGGTACGAAAACGGTGGGCGGTTCAAGGCACTTTGCCCGGATTGCGACGCCGCGTGGGCCAAGCGCCGCGAGGACGCGCAGAAGCGCGACGCCGCAGCAATCGCCATTGGCTACCCCAGAGGCTGGTTAAGCACACCCGAGGCGCGTCGCCTGCAACGGGAGCGGGACGCCGCGAAGCAAGGTCGGACGCTATGCGACTACGTTGCGCGGGACGAACGCGAACATCACGCCAGGATGGCGGAGGCGGATCGGTTCGCCAACGGGATCAGGTCGCGGTGGGCAGCGGAATGGTTGAGTCCGTTCCGCAAGTCGGACGCGGAACTGTACTGGGATGATCCGGCGTACCGCGAGAAACAGAAGGCCAAGTACCGCAGCAGTTATGCCCGCAGGATTGAGTTTGAGCGCGCTCGGGCACGGGCTTGGAATGTCGCGCACCCGGAAGAGAGAGACGCCCAGCGCACGCGGCGCGAGGAGCGAATGCTCGGTGGGGCCGATGGCACGGCGACCCCGCAGGCGATCTCGCGATTGAAGCGCGAGGCGACGCATTGTGCCTATTGCGCGTGCGTCCTTGGCGAGAAGCAGACCGATCACATGTTCCCGCTGGTATTGGGCGGCGCACACTCCCTCCGTAACGTCGTCATCGTATGTCCGGAATGCAACGGGAAGAAGAGTACGTTGAGCTACGCGGAGTGGCTGGACCGCGTTGCGCCGGAGCACCGGGCGCGGGTGCTGGTGTTGTATCAGGAGCGGTATGCCGAGGTTGCGGCGTAAGCAATCCGCCCGCCATTTCTCAAAAGGTACTGTGCCGCCATGCGCGAGCGGCGGGCTGAATAGTATCCCAGTTTCGCTAGCGCCAGGCGCGAAAAGAGGCGGTCGGGCGGTCAGGCGCGCCGAAGGCGGCGGGTGGGCCAACCAGCCAACCCGGAGGCAGACGGCGCGACACGGGCCAACGGGGCGCGAAAGGGCGGCCAAACCCGCGCCAGCAACCACATGTCAACGCTTCCGGCGACCATAACGCCCGCCATGGCGCGGCGCATCGAAATCTGGCCGACCGCCCGGCTGGTGCCGTACGCACGGAACGCGCGGACCCACTCACCGGAGCAGGTCGCGCAGATCGCGGCGTCCATCGTGGAGTTTGGATTCACCAATCCGATCCTGGTCGATTCCATGGACGGGATCATCGCCGGCCACGGGCGCCTCCTGGCCGCCCGCAAGTTGGGACTCGCGGAAGTGCCGGTGGTGGTGCTGGACCACCTCAGCGAGACTCAACGGCGGGCATACATCATCGCGGACAACCGGCTGGCCATGAACGCCGGATGGGATGAGAAGGTGCTGGCCCACGAACTCGCCGAACTGGAGCACGAGGGCATGGACCTCGCGCTGGTGGGTTTCAGCGACGCCGAACTGGAGGCGCTGCTCGCGGATAACGAAGCGCCGCCGTCGGATGTGCAGGATGACGTCCCGGAGCCGCCCGCCCAGCCAGTAACCCGGCCCGGAGATGTGTGGTTGATCGGAAGCCACCGTCTGATCTGTGGCGATTGCCGGGACTTCGCCGTCGTCGAGAGACTGATGGCTGGCGTGCGCGCGAACGTGTGCATCACGTCGCCGCCGTACGCCACGCAGCGCGAGTACGATCCCGCGAGCGGCTTCAAGCCGATCCCGCCGGAGGAGTACGCCGAGTGGTATCGGGATGTGGCCGCAAACATCGAGGCTGTCCTCGCGGAAGATGGCTCCTACCTCCTGAACATCAAGGAGCACGCCGACGACGGGGAGCGCGACTTGTACGTGAAGGATCTCGTCATCGCCCACCGGCGGCAGTGGGGCTGGCGGTTTGTGGACGAGTTCTGCTGGCGCAAGACCGACAACGGCGTGCCTGGCGGTTGGGGAAACCGCTTCAAGAACGCCTGGGAACCAGTGTTCCATTTCTGCCGCCAGCAGCAGATCAAGTTCCGGCCGAAGGCGGTCGGGCATGCTTCGGAGGACTGCTTCGATTACAGCCCCAACAACCCGAAGGCGACCTCCGGCAGCGGCTTGCTGGGCACGGGGCCGCGCGGCGCGGCGGCCGACGGCGGCAAGAACCAGAGCGCGTGGCAACGGAGCCGGAGCAGTCTGTCCGACGATTCGGAAGGGCGCCATGTCGGCGTCGCGCGACCTTCCAACGTAATCGAAGTCCGCACCGAGTCGGGTCAGGGATCGCACTCCGCTCCCTTCCCCCGCCCGCTCGTAGAGTTTTTCCTGCTGGCGTTCAGCGACGCCGGCGACGTGGTGTTCGACCCGTTCATGGGGTCCGGAACCACCATGGCCGCGGCGGCTCTGTTGGAGCGCGCAGGCTATGGCTGTGAAATCAGCCCCGCCTACTGCGACGTGATCTTGCGCCGGATCATGAACCTGACCGGTGAGACGGCGATGCACGCGGGCGCGGGAGAAACATTCGCTGCGACCGCGGAGTCGCGCGGCGTGCCCGTCGACCAGGCTTTGAACCCGAAGCGGCAGGACTCGCGGGCCATCAAGCATCACGGCCCGAACCCGTTCTACGGCAGCAAAAAGGCTTCCTGATCTTTTCTCTTTAGGCGGCCCGGTGATCCGGGCTGCATGACTCAAACCGCAACTCCAACCGAAAGGAATTTCCCGTATGGCCGAAACCAATCCCAATCTTTCCCCGTGCGTCACCCACCAGCCGAGTCTGCTGGGCGGCGCCGAAAACATCAAACTGCTCTTCGACGAAGAGTTGGACAACCGCCGCGAAAGCCTGGCGCGTCAGCGCGCCTGGGAAGCGGTCTCGCTGGACTTGGCGCAGACCGCCAGCCGGCGCGCGCAGAACGCGGCCACGATCGATCACGCCATCAACGCCGGCATCGTGTTGTCCGGCCAGGTCGGTACGACCGAGGGCCAGCAGACGGTGTCGCCCGCCGGTACGGCCGCCAGCGAAACCACCAAGGGCGCTGTCGCCGCCGCCGGAGCTGGCGAAGCGGTGAGCGCCGAGGCCGTCACCGCCAACGTCGCGAACCTGTTCACGTCGCTGACGCCGGTGATCGCGAGCGCTCTGGCCGCCGCCATCTCGCAGACGATCGCGGCCCTCGTGCCGGTGGTCGTGACTGCCTCGGGCGGTGCCTCCACCCCTTCCCAGACGCAGCCGAAGGCGGCGTAGATCTCCCCATACGGGAGATCCCCGCGCGAGGCGGTTGCGGAAGCTTCGGCTCCAAGGCCGCCTCGACGGGCTTTCTCGTGCGGACCAGAAAGGACAAGACGATGAACTTCTTGCAGATCATTCAGACGATTCTCAGCGTGGCTCCCTCCGGCATTCAGTTGACGCAGGAGGTGGTGGCGCTCGTCCAGGCCATCGAAGCCGCGTTCACCGCCGGCCAGACTCCGGCGACTCACCAGCAGGCGGTGGCGTCGGCACTCGGCGCCCACCTTGCCAAGACGGCGTAACGCCCCACCCACATGAAGATCGCGCAGGATGCAGCCACGCGAAGGGAGAGTTCCGTGATCCCGGAGCGTGTCTTGCGCGATCTCGTCGTGGAACGTTGGCAGATCGACCGCCTCATTCCTTACGTTCGCAACGCGCGGACGCATACGGAGGAGCAGGTGGCGCAGGTCGCCGCCAGCATTATCGAGTTCGGGTGGACGAATCCAATCCTCGTCGGCGCGGACGGCGTGATCATTGCGGGGCACGCGCGCCTGCTTGCCGCCCGGAAACTCGGGATGACGGAAGTCCCGGTCATCGTTCTCGACCACCTCTCCGAAACGCAGCGCCGCGCGCTGGTGCTTGCCGACAACCGGCTGGCGCTGAGCGCCGGATGGGATGAGGAGATGTTGCGCGTCGAACTGGATTCACTCAAAGCGGACTCCTTCGACCTCGACCTGGTTGGCTTCACCGACGCCGAGTTGGAGGACTTGCTCCGCGACCCGGAGACGGCCAACGATGGACTCACCGATCCGGACGCCATCCCAAGCGATCAGGAACAGGTCGTCACCGCCCTGGGGGACGTTTGGCTGCTGGGCCCGCACCGGTTGCTCTGCGGCGACGCGACGCAGATGGCTGACATCGAGAGGGTCCTGGCCGGCGGGTTGGCTGATATGGTTTTCACCGATCCGCCGTACAACGTCGCCTACGAAGGAAAGACCGCGAAAAAACTCACTATCGGCAACGACACGCTTGGCGAGAAGTTCTATGACTTCCTTCGAGAGTCGTCGGCCAACATACTGGCCGTCACGAAGGGCGCCATCTACATGTGCATGTCCTCGTCGGAGTTGCACACGCTGTTTCGCGCGTTCTCGGACGCCGGTGGCCACTGGTCGACCTTCGTGATCTGGGCCAAGCATCATTTCACGCTGGGCCGGTCGGACTACCAACGGATGTACGAGCCGATCCTCTACGGCTGGCGCGACGGGACTCAGCACTTCTGGTGCGGCGACCGGAACCAGGGCGACGTGTGGTTCATCAAGCGTCCGATGGCGAACCTTGAACACCCGACCATGAAGCCGGTGGAATTGGTCGAGCGCGCGCTGCGAAACAGCAGCAAGACCCGCGACACGATCCTCGACCCGTTCGGCGGATCGGGCACGACCATGATCGCGTGTGAGAAGTCGGGACGGCAGGCGCGGTTGATCGAGTTGGAGCCGAGATATTGTGATGTGATCGTGCGGCGTTGGGAGGCTTTCACGGGCAGTCTTGCGCGCCGTGAGGCGTAAGGCCACCACAGCGGTAAGGGCATGGCAAGTAGTAGAGCCCCGGAAGGTGTTTCAGCTTCTGACTCGCGTCCCGCACCCCCCACAGAAGGACTGGTCGGCGGGGACGGGCTTGCCACACTTGACACAGACCTCTGGAGAGACGCGCTTTCCGCACTTGCCACAGAACTCCATACCGGACGGAACAGCCACGCCGCAGTCTGGGCACGGAAGGGACGTTGCCTTAGAGGCGTGGGGGCTTCGGTTGTCAAGAAGAGAACCAAGGCCGAAACCAGCAAACAGTCCAAGGGCTCCCCCGGCGAGCATCCAGTTGAAGGCGGCCTCTGCTGCGGGCCGCATGAGTGTGTCGAACCCCTTTAAATCTGCCCCTCTTGTGATGACGACCTCGAATGGGAGGGAGGGCGGAGTACCCAGCAGATACCCAGCTAAACAGCCGACGAACGCACCAGTGATTGTGAACGCAGCGATCTGCGAGCCGTCACTCTTCGCAGTTGGTAGTGGTCCCTTAGGGTTCGAGTCCTGAACCTCGGGCTCAGGGATTTCCACGTGCCGCTCAAGGAGAATCTCCCGCATAGCATCTCGATCCTCTTCCGAATACCCAGAAAGGCGATAGTTGCCGAGGATGTCCGAGGTCGATTGCGATTCCCAGTATTTACGGTATTTACGGTGAGTGGAATCACTCATGGCGCCTAATTATAGAACGATTTATAGAACGATTTCTCTGAGCCGGGGTCATTCCCACTGAGTGGCGATGCGCCCGAACAAAAGACGCCGCCCGGCGAACGGGGCGGCGTGGCGATGATGTCGTGACCTACTTGGCGATCCGATACGTCCGCTCTCCCAATTCGTTCTTGCCGGACTCGACCGTGAGGCCCATCTTCTTGGTGAGGTTTCCGCTGATGAAGCCCCGAATCGAGTGGTTCTGCCAGTCGGTCGCCTTGGCGATCTCGGCCATAGTCGCGCCCTTGGGGCGGCGCAGGAGGTCCAGGACGATGCTCTTTTTCGAGAATTCGCGCGGCACCGCGGCCTCCTTCGCTTTCGGTGCCTTCTTGCTGGTGGCCTTCTCCGTGGCCTGCTTCTTCGGCGCGGCCTTGGCTTGCTTGGTGGCTTTCTTCGCGCCCTTGCTGGCCTTGGGCGCGCCCTTCTTCTGGCTGGCAGCCTTCTTCGAGGTGGCCTTCTCCGGCGCGACTTGCGCGCCCTGTTCCGCAACGGCGGCGGATTCGGTGGTCTTGGTGGCTTCTGCGTTCGTCATCGGGGTGCTTTTCCTTTCGGCGGGTGATCCGCGCATGACGATTCATCACTCCGGTGGCCCCGGAAGGCAAGCGGAAAGTTCGGGAATCTTTGCATGGCGACCATGAGCCAACGGGCGTATGCCCGGCAGCGCGGCGTTTCGGTGAGCACCGTCCAGAAGGCCATCGAAACGGGCCGCATCTCGACGCTGCCGACCGGGCAAATCGACTCCGACGTGGCAGACGAAGAGTGGGTGCGGAACACCCAGACTCATGCGCCCGCCGTGGACCGGCGCGGCCAGGCAGACGAGGATGCCGAGGTCTTCGGCGCGTCGCAGTACACCAAGGCGCGGGCCGTGCGGGAGCACTACCAGGCGCGCCTCGCCAAGATCGAATACGAGGAACGAATAGCGCAGCTCGTATCCGGAGATGAGGTTCAAGTCGCCGCCTACAACAAGTTCCGGCAGTTTCGCGACGCGATGCTCAATCTTCCCGACCGCCTCGCGGCAATGCTTGCCGCCGAAAGTGAAGCCGCCAAGGTGCATGAGGCGCTCACGGTTGAGATTCGGAAGGCCCTGAATGATTTCGCCGACGCTAACGGCTGAGCAAATCTATTCTGCCGCCGCCGCGGCCGGCGCGCGCCCGGA